GCGCCGTGCGCACTGCCATGGGCAAGAGCGCCACGCCCACCGTGGACGGCTATGCCGCTCTGATGCGTGCCAAGGCCGGCGCTGCGAAGCGTCGCACCTCTGACCGGAAGGCTGTGTCCGATACCGCCCTGGGCGAGCGGATCATGGCTGCCCGCAATCCCCACTACAAGAAGTAAAGGAGGCTCATAAGATGGCTGGCAAAGTAATCTTCACCAACCTGCCCAAGGGCTATGCTGGCAATGTCTCCCGCATGAGTGACAATGTCATCACCCCCTTCAACTACGCGGCGTCTCTGACCGGCAACATCTATTTCGGTGAGCTGGTCGCCTTCGATGCCACCACCAACGGCGTCCGCAAGCTCGCTTCCGGCGACACCGCTGCTGCCGTGATCGGCGCCGCTGTCCGTCATATCAGCGCCCCCAAGGTGGACTCCAATGACGGCTACTACTACGCGCCTGGCGAGACCGTGGACGTGCTGGTGCGCGGTTCCATCATGGTCCCTGTCGAGGAAGAGGAAGGCGTCACCCTGGCCCCGCGTGGCACTGTGTACGTCAATCCCGCCACCGGCAAGGTGTACGGCGCTACCGGCACCGGCCGTGTGGCCCTGACCAATGCCAAGTTTGGCAATGGCGCCTACGACGAGGAGAATGGTGTCGCTGAAGTCACCTTCTTCGAGCGCGTGATTTAATCTGAAGAAAGGAGCAAAGCAGAATGCCTAACTTCAAAATGTCTGACTTTCCCCTGCTTTCCATGGACGCGATGCCCGGTGGCGTGATGACCTATGACAAGGGCGGCACCGGCATGGCTTTCCTGACCAGCGAGCTTGAAAAGCGCGAGGAACGGCTCAAGGAGCCCCTGGCTGCTGTCACCTGGCCGCGTGATATTCCCGTCGTCACCGGCGGCGGCTGGGTGGATTCCATTGCTTCCTTCAACGTGAGCTACGGTTCTTCCGGTGGCTCCGCTGATGGCCTGCTGACCAACGAGTCCAACGAGCTGCCCATCATCCAGGCGGATATCGACAAGGATGTGGCCCGGACCTTCATCTGGGGCCAGATTCTCCGCATCCCGATGATCGACCAGGAGAAGATGAGCCAGATCGGCCGCTCCCTGGATCAGATTTTCGACAAGGGCCTGCACCTGGCGCACGACAAGGAGCTGGACAAGAACGTCTATGTCGGCTATCCCAAGCTCGGCACCTACGGCCTTGTGAACCATCCGAGCGTGACCACCGTCGTCGCCGCCCCGCACACCTCTGGTGGTACTGATACCACCTGGGCCGAGAAGAGCGCTGATGAAATCCTGGCGGATATCAACCGCGTGCTCTATTCGACCATCATGGCCTCCGGCAATGACAACCGTGGCATGGCGAACCACATCCTGATCCCGTGGGTGCAGTATTCCATGCTGATCACTCGCAAGGTGGATGAGGGCTCTGGCAAGAGCATCATGACCTACCTGGAGGAGAACAACATCGCCACCAAGCAGGGCATTGACCTGGTGTTCGAGCCCTGCCCCTGGTGCGAGAAGGCCGGCACGTCCCAGAAGGACCGCCTGGTGGCCTATCGCAACGACAAGGAAATGGTTCACTTCGAGATCACCGTGCCGCTCAAGAGGCTGTTCACTCAGCCCTCCGCCGCGCACATCGCCTACCTGTCTCCGTATCTGACTCAGTTCTCTCAGGTCATCTTTGACTATCTGAGCCATGCGCTGTACATGGACGGCATCTGATCAGTGACATTTCCGTCCTCTGCTGTCTCCTCTGCAGCGGCTGGACAGTGAGCCGGGCGAGGGCATGTGCGGTGCATGCCCTCGCCATTTTCCGATGGAGGAGCCCACGAAGAAAGGAGACCCACCAATGTACAAGGTTTTCAACGACTCTATTCATCGCTTCCAGCTGGAAAGCGGGAATAAGAGGCTTACCATTCTCCCTGGAAAGTTCGTCGATGTGGACGAAGAGTTCGCGGCTGACGTGACCTTCCGCGTGGCTGTCGCCGGTGGTGACCTCAAGGTGTATGACGATGTGAAAGCTGCCGAGAAGCTGATCAAGGAGCACGAGGAGCGCCCTGTGGCCGATCCCGTGGCCCCCAAGACCATCGAGGATGTAGGCAATGCCACAGCCCCTACTGCAAAGACGAGGGGCAGGAAGAATCAGGAGTAACGCCATGATCAATGCTGGTACGATTCATACCGCTGCCAATATTCGTACCGGCAGCGGCACTCTAATAACCCTTGAAGATTTCCTGGAGGTCTATCCGCAGTTCAACCCGGAAAGCAGCACAGTCCCGGAGGCCTACCTGTCCATGATCCTCGACACAGCCAACCGGTCGATCTCTGAAAACCGGTGGCACAGCCAGAGGAAGCTGGCGGTTTGCCTGTATGTGGCCCATTTTGCTACCCTCTGGTTGAAAACGTCCGCGGGCATGGAAGGCGCCAACCCTGCCATCATTGCCAACAAAGGCAACAGCAACAGCAATATATCTTCCAAGTCCGTCGGCGGTGTGTCCGTATCCTATGGCGCCGCGGAAGGATCGTCCGATCTGGGTGGCTATGGCAGTTGGAAAGAAACGTTGTTTGGTCAGCAGCTCGCTACAATGGCAAAGTTGGTGGGCGCCGGCATGATGGTGGTCCGGTAAAACGGAGGTGGTTGATGTGACTGGCATGGGTGTAGAAATCAAAGAAACCGGGAAAATGCTGCTTACCCTGATTCAAGGTTTCGACTTCATCAGGCACACCAACGTTTATGTCGGCATTCCTCAGGAGAACAACGGCAGTCACGGAAGCGTGACAAATGCTGAGCTGCTGTACATCCACACGAACGGAAGCCCTGTGCACAACATCCCGCCCCGGCCTACGATCGAGCCGGCAATTGCCAAGCCTGACACGGCGAAAGCTATTCAGGATCAGCTGGTTTCTGGGATTAAGCAGGCGATCATGGGAAATCTGAATGGCGCCGAAGCGTCCTACCATAAGGCCGGAATGATCGGAGCGACTGCTGCACAGGCAATGTTCGGCTCTGGCGAGCTTGCGCCGAACGCGCCTTCAACCATTGCGAAGAAGGGTTCTTCTGCGCCTCTGATCGATACCGGCGCGCTGCGTGCTGCCGTGACCTATGTTGTCAGGAAGGAGTGATGGCCATGCTGAACCCGGATGTAACCGAGCTTCTTGATGATCCTGATCTTGGCGGCGGTGTGGCCTTTACTGTTTACAGGCAAACCCGGAAGCGCACACTGGCAGCCGGTCAGAATGAGAAAGTGTCGAGCGAAAAGCTGGACGCGACCGGCAACATTCAGCCGGCAGGCGAAGAAGCGCTGAACCTTCTGCCCGAGGAAGACCGGAGCGAGCGCGTGATTGTGATCCGCTCCACATTCATCTTCCAGCTTGGCAATGATGAAGCTCACTCCTATACGCCGTCAGACCTGGTAATCTATGACGATGCCGTGTGGAAGGTCACCAGAATGGATCACTGGACGCAATGGGGCTTTACCACGGCTTACGCTGTTCTGCAAAGGGGTGTGGACCCGAATGGCCTGGAATAGTTCGCGCTGGAAGGATGTAGCCGCGGAAGGGATCGCCAAGGCGCTGTGCGCTGTGTTTGAAGTGGAGTGGGAAAGCGACGAGGCGCTGAGCCTGATTCGCTACGCCTACAAAACCGACCGCGCTGCGCCGATGCCCGGAAGAGCGGAGAATGTGATCTACATTCAACTGGGCCTGATTCAGGACGCGCCTACAGACTGGGCCGCAACCTCCTATGGAACGGATGGAAAAGCTGTCCTCACAAAGACGCTGCCGCTGTCGGTGCTTCTCACGTTCTACGGCAATGACAGCGAGGAAATGTCTGAGTATGCGCGCACAAGACTGCTTGCGGATACCGGATACAATTCACCGCGTGCGATCCTGCGCGGATACAAGATGGTTCCCGTGTTGCCGTTTTCCAGCCCTCTGCCGGTCAGAGAGCCGGATGGCGGCGAATGGCGCTTACGGTCCGATTTGAGAATACGGCTGAATCTGCTGCATCAGGATACCTACGATTACAACCAGGTGTTTGAAGCGCCTGAGCTGACAATCAAGCAGATGCCGCCACCGTCAATCCCGATGGTCTGTGGGTCTACCCTGAATGCGTATGAGATCATGCTGCAGCAGGTCACGGACGAGACTCTGACAGCCAGTCGGACCGTCATGAATGCCGATGCTGTTGATGAAGTGGATGAAGTAAACGTTTTAGATGAGACATTGATCACCAATCGTCGCATCTGAAATAGATGACCAATTGAATGAAGAGGTGATTTCATGCTGACGATTGATGATGTCGTCAAGGTAGTTCTGACGCTGGGCGCGCCGACAACCAACACCACCATCTTTGATGTGGGCTTGATTATCGGTTCTTCCGATGTCATCACCACGGCCGACCGTGTGAAGGCGTACTCTTCCCTGGAGGATGTTGCCGAGGGCGGCTTTGGCGTGACCACGGATGAATACAAGGCTGCTGCCCTGTACTTTGGCAATGATCCTGCGCCGGCCTCTGTGCTGATTGGACGCATGGCGGAAGGTGAAACGCCTGTGTCCGCTCTGAATGCGGTCATGGCGAAGACCAATGCCTTTGATTCCGTGTTCGTCTGTGGTGCTACCCCTGCGCAGATTCAGGAGCTTGTCGCCCGGATGGATGCTCTGGGCCACATGCACCTGTGGTATGGTGTGACCGGTGCTGCCGCTGCTGCTGCCGCGGACAATGGCACCTTTGCCACCATGCAGGCGACCGGTTCCCGTCGCTGCTGTGGCCTGTATCACGCTGATGCGAATGCTCCTGCAGCCGCGATGGGCGCGCTCATGGGCAAGCTGCACGCTCATCCCAATGGCGCCGTGCAGGCTTGCTATTCGACTCTGGGTGGGCTTACGGTGTCTGAGCTCACGCAGACCGAAGCTGACGCGATCAAGAATGTGGGCGGCAATGTCTACATTTCCCGCTACAACAGCCGTGGCCTGTTTGAGAATGGTCAGACGCCTTCCGGTCTGCGGATCGATGATTCGATCTATCTGGACGCGATGGCGGCTGATATGCAGGCCGCTTGCTTTAATCTGATCACGGATCAGGCGACCCGTCTGCCGCAGACCAATCAGACGTCCACGCTGTTCATCAATGCGCTGGCTGGCGTGCTGAATGGTTATTCCGCCCGTCAGATCATTGCGACCGGTATCTGGACCGGCCGGACGTTCGGTTCGATCGAGCATGGCGATGTGCTGGAGGGCGGCTTTGCCTTCTATGTCGATTCCTATGACAATCAGACCATCGAGGATCGTGCCGCGCATAAGGCGATGCCTATCACGATTGCGATTATCCTCGGCGGTTCTGTCGAGTGCGTGGAGATTGATCTCTACGCTCAGCGCTGATGGGGAGGTGAGATAAATGGCATATAGTGTGTATTCCCTTCCGGAAACTGTAACGGTCTACAGCCACCCGAACATCGGTCAGATGACCATCTCTGACGAGACCAACGGCGGCGGCCGCGTGTCCATCACCTGGTCCGGTGATATGTCTTCCCATCAGGCGACGGCCAATGGCTACACCGTGATCACCAAGCTGCATATCGTCAATGGTGTCATCGGCCTGGAGGTTCCGCAGAATTCTCCTGCTGACAAGTGGCTGCGCAAGGCGTGCGCGTATCTTGATACGACTGTCCCCGCTAACTTTGCGCTGTCCACCATCACGATTCAGGACCATGCGTCCGGGATGATCTGGAATGCCAGTGGCGTGACGCCGCAGAAGAAGCCTGACCGTCAGTATGATCAGAATGGCGGCATGGTGTCCTATACCTTCCTGTGCGCGAAGATCGTCGAATCCGGCCCGAAGTCGGAAGGATGGTAATTCGCTGCTTTCGTGGGGCTGTCTCGTAATGGGACAGCCCCTTCTCAAATCACCGTATTCAGAGGAGGTACATCATGAGGGAGCTTTCCAAGGAAATCAAGATTGGTGAGGATACTTACATCCTCCGCAAAATGGACCCGTTCGATGGCGCGTTTCTGATCAAGTTCGTCACCTCCAAGCTGATTCCGCTTCTCACTGAGGCGAAGACCGTGTTCTCCATCCTGGATGAAAAGCCGGCTGCGCGCAAAGGCCGCGCCAAGGCGAAGGATGGCGAGATGAGCGAGACGGAAATGCTGGAAGGTGCGCTGAAACTGCTGCCGACCCTGCTGGACAATATCGACCGGGACACCATGAAAGAGGTCATGGTGTGCTGCCTGAACCATGTGGACAAGCGGCTTCCGGCCGGCGATCAGCAGGTCATGAGAGGCGAAAACTTCGGTATTGCCGATGCTGAGTATGATACAGGCCTTTGCTTGGTGCTCACCCTGCAGTCTGCCATGTACAACTGTGGGAGTTTTTTCGGCGAAAACGGCTTGGATTTGAGCAGCATAACCAAACGGCTTATATCCCAGCCGAACCAGTAAACATAGATGAGATGTGCTTTGCCCCGGTGAATGCCGGTCTTTGGAAACAGCATGAGCTATGGGACGGCACTTATACAATAGACGATCTGCTGGATATCAATGAGCTTCTTGCGGTCCGCGCTGAAAACGAATGGCGCGCGCAGGAAGAGGCGAAACGCAAATAGGGGTGATGGTTATGCCAAGCGGAACGAATTTGCAGGAATATCTTGTCAAGCTGGGCGTCAATCTTGATGTTCAGAATATGAACAAGATGGAGGCCTTCCTGAAGTCCAGCAAGGTTCAGGCAGCGGCTCTGTCCGGTTCTTTGGTTGCGCTTGGCACCATCATCTATAAGTTTGTGAAGTCCACCACGGAAGCCGAGTACAATCTGAGAAACCTTGCCAAAACGCAGAAGAAGACGGTCGAGGCCACCCGCGCGCAGGAGAATGCCCTGAAAGCGATGGGCAAAACCGCGGATCAGATCAAGAAAGACGGCTCGCTCAATGCCATTTATAAAGACATTGTAAAGATAAACAAGGAAATGGCGCTGCCGAATATGGATGGCGTGCTGGCGAACGTCACCAAGCTGCGCGGTGAATTCTATTCCCTGAAATCCACTATTCAGTATGCGCTGCAGTGGGTAAATTATTATCTCCTGAATGATCTGCGCGAGCCTATTCTGCAGATTACGGAGATGATCAGAAAAGGGCGTACATGGCTGCAAACAAATCTAAAGCAGATTACGAAGACGGTAACGAGCTATATTACCGGGTTTGCCAAGGGTCTGCTTGGGATTGTGGATGGAGCAAAGCAGATTGTCCAGTTGTTCAACCGACTGCCGAATGGTATCAGGGGTGCGACAACGGCAATCATGGCCTTGTATGCGATCATCAAGTCAGGGCCGATTGGTCAGCTTCTCATGGCCGTCGAGGCTGTCGGCGGCCTGATACATGATTACGACAACTACAACTGGAACAAGGCAAACCCGGACAAAGAACAGGTTCCTATAGCATTCCCGACTATCTGGGAATTGCTGTCAGGTGATGGCTCTCCCGAAGGGAAAGCCAAAGGGATCACCGATCTGATTGTTGGTAAGCTGCAAGGAGCAGCGGAAGGTCTTGCGACCGGTATATCGACATGGGTCAGGGAAAATAAGGATTCTTTCAGCAAAGTCACTGATGCTGTCGGTGAAGTCCTTTCTGTTGGCCTGGGTGCAGCGATAGATATTTCCGGCGCGCTCATTGAAGGACTGACCACGATCACCAGTGACCCGGAAGCTCAGCAGTCTATCGGAACGCTGTTTGAAACCATCTTCACCGATTCCTTTGGCATGATCAATGATATCGGCGGTGTCATGGTTTCCGGCCTTTCCAAGCTGCTCTCTGGCAAAACATCGGCTGAATGGGAAACTGAATTCGGCAAGGACGCTCAGAGTAATAAGTGGCTTGGTGCGCTCGGCACCGGAATCATCTCCAAGATGTTCGGTGCCTCTGATCAGGGCGCTATTGCGCTGTCGATTGCAAGCCTTATCGCCAAGGGCTTTGGCGCAGATGATGGTCAAGGCCTGAAAGAGGGCGAAAATGGCTACGAACAGCTAAAGGCTGCAGGTGGTCAGATTATGGCCGGCTTGATTGGCGGCCTTGACACGGCAACTGATATCGCCGGTGATATTTCAAAAACTATAGGCATGGCGCTTACCGGGATGAAGCAGGAAGACTGGAATGAGTCTTTCGGCGAAGATAATTCCTGGGTCACTGCCTTCGGCGGAGCATTGGTTGGCAAGCTGTTCGGGCTCTCCTGGGGACAGAGTGCTCTTGTCGGCATGGGAACAGCCATTGCCGATGCCTTCACGGATACGAAGGATTTGGAAAGCGATACGGGCACGCTCAGTAAATTGTGGACCGATATGAGAGCATTCGGTGGCACAATCTGGACGAAGATCACCGATGGGCTGACTGCTGTCACTGATTGGTGGAATGGCGATGAATCCGCAGCATTCAGGAATGATCTGAATACCATCGGACAGAATATCGCTGACACCCTTTTCGGCGCGAAGGATGACAACGGCAAACGCTCTGGCGGCCTGTGGGAAAAGCTTGCTGGTATTGCCGAAGAAATCACCAGCTCCGATGTATTCCAAAGCATCACGGCCAAGATTCAGGAAGCGTTCTCTAACGCTTTTGATGGGCTGTGGGCTATCATTGGTCCGAAACTGAATATGCTTTGGGTGAATATGTACAACAGTATGCCTGACTGGCTAAAGACTGCCATGGGGTGGGCTGGCATAGAGAATCCAAACTATACAGCGGCAACTTACGACAATAATACAGGTAAAACAACTATTTCATCTACGGACGGCGGTACGGTTGTGCTTGACGATCCTGGTGGGCAACTTGCCGCTATTCAGAATGAGTATGGTTTGTATCGTGTCAATAAGGATGGCAAGCTTGTCATTACTGATCCAGGGAATAAGACACCTGGGCAAGCTGACAGGATTTATAATCACACTGCAGATCAGGCTACCATTGCATTGGCCGAGGGTGATTATCGAAAGCTGGAATATATAGCCGCCCTTTACGCTGCGTTCAGAGAAGGCAAAGCTGATCCCGGGCTTATTCCTTGGAATGGTAAGCTTGGAAGTGCTGGGGCTAATGGTGGGAATTATGTAAGCCTGTTTGATGATCTTGGAAGAGATGGTGCAGTTCCCGAAGAGTTTGAATCAGCATTTACCCGTGCGCCTGATGGTACTGTTGTTTTGAAAACTGCACTTGATCCCAACACAAAAGAAGCAAGAAGGAAAATAGAACAAGACTTGCAGAAGCCGGTTACTGTTCCGGTCAATGCGCAAATTGTTTCAGGTGATAATACAACCACAACAAATTCAGCGGGAAATCCTCATAGTGGTGAAATTGCCCTGCCACAAAGCCGAGGCACCCGCACGAATGGCCCGATGCATGCCCTCATCGGTGAGGATGGCACCGAGTATGTCATCCCGATCACGAAGCCGGCGCGTGCAATTGAGCTGGTCACGCAGATGCTCTCTGAGATGGGCGGAAGCGCCGTCAATGCGATCCTGGACAACCTGGGAATCAGCGGCGCGAGCGCCGGCACAGTGGGCGGATCGCTGGCTTCTGCCGGCAGTCTGCTGTCCGGTGGCAGCACCACCATCACCTATAACAACAATGTATCCGCGCCGGTGACGATCACGGTTCAGCCTGGTGCGGCCTCGTCTCAGGACGTTGGCAACCGTGTGTATTCGCTGACTGAGCGCTATCTGCTCCGGACGGTACAGGGGGTGCTTGCCTGATGGGATATGAAGTTGATCCACAGCCGGTCTATATCTGGGAACCGTTGGCAAATGAATTCTGGGTGTTTGATGGCGTCATCAAGGTCGAGCACAATGTCAGCTTGAAGATCGAGGACGACCCGGACGCCATCAAGCGCGACAAAAACGCGACCGGCTATTACAACAACGCCCGGAACGAGGGCAATGAGATTTCGATTGAGGCGATCATGTCCCCCGTCTACACCACGCAAAATGCGCTGGCAGGCTATGACGGCGGGGACAGGTCCACCAATGCCTATACCAAGATGCTGAACATCAAGGTGAACCGGACGCCGGTGGGTGTCATCACTACCCTGAAAGCCTACATGAATATGCTGATCAAGTCCATACAGGTTTTGCAGGATGAAACCAATCCCTATGGTATGACGGTTCAGATTGTGTTCCATGAAATCATCATGCAGACCGGCTCAGCGTCCCCGAATTCCACGCAGGCGTCGAGCGTGAAGGACAACGGCACCAGCGGAGGGCGAACGCCTTCCGTCTGGGTGTCCTGGGTCGGCGGGAATGCCATTTGATGGAGGTGATGGAGCGTGGAAAGAATCGCACTGCGGATTGATCCGAACCAGCCCTATCAGGCGCAGACCATCACGATCTCACCGAATGGAAACAGCATTTCGCTGCGGCTGGAATTGCGATACCTGGTCTACACCGACAAGTGGTATCTGTCGATCTGGGATGCCTCAAAAAACGTGTGCCTCCTGACCTATGTCCCGATTGTGTCCTGTGAGGAGATTCTGAATGATCTGCTGTCCCTGTTCCAGTATATGAATATCGGCAGTGTGATCTGTGTGCCGGTGTCCGCTCAGATGTACGGCACAGACCCCGGTGAATCGAACTTTGACCAGTTTGAGGTGCAATGGGGTGATGGGCTTGGCTGATGAACTGCGAGAGCTTTCCATCATGGCGGATAATACCCTGCTGGCCGCAAACAGCAGGATTCACCTGACCGGCAAGTCAACCATGACCTGTCTGCCGGACCTGTGGCAAGTGGAGATTTACAACCTCCAGCCGGAAGACCTTGCCGCAATCCGGCGCGCCGAAAAGATCGCCGTCATCGGCAAGCGGAATTCGGTGCTTTGCGAGGGCAAGCCGATGGACATCATGCGCACGGCACTGGCCGGAAGGGAAATCACCACGATTCTGATTGTGGATGGTGACGCCTTCTGGCGCGCAAGTGTGGCCGTGTCCGTGCGAAGCGGCGCGGATGCCGAACAGACGGTCCGGCTCCTGCTGAGCAAGTGCACAAGCCCCATTCCCTTGTCGGCCTTCCCTGCCGTGCGGATGCGGCTGCACCGCGGACAGGTGTTCTATGGGCGGGTGGCAAACGCGATTGCAGACTTTGCGAAAGCCTTCTCCTGCCGGGCGTTCACGTATAGAAACTGCCTCCATGTGATCAAGCTGGGCGAAGGAACAGCGGAAACCACGCTGACATCCGATGATTTCCTGTCAGACCCTACCGTGATGGATGAGTGTGCGACCGTCTCCACGGATGTGATTGGCCTGATGGTCGGGCGCCGCGTCACGGTGGAAGATGATCAGATCGGAGGCGTGTGGCGGCTGGTCGCGCAGACCATTGATGCGGACAGTTTTTCCGGCTCCTGGAAGTGTGATCTGACGCTGGTCAATGAGAGCAAGCTGCTGTCTCAGAGCGAAAGCAGATGGGAGGGAATTCTGTGAGCGCTACGCTGGGTGAGCTGATTCAGAATGACAGTTCCTATCTGCAGGAATTGAAAAGCGCGGTCAAACAGGAGATGCATTGCGCCATGCCTGGGATCGTGCGGGATTATGATCCTGAGACACAGACCGTATCCGTACAGCCCGCGATCCGTGACAGACGGCTGGGGCTGAGCTACGAGGATATGCCGCTGCTGCTGGATGTGCCGGTGTACTTCCCCGGTGGCGGTTCTGTGGCCGTCTGTTATCCTGTACAGCCCGGAGACGAATGCCTGGTCATCTTTTCGGATGCCTGCATGGATGCCTGGTTTCACTCAGGAGGCGCGCAGAATCCGGTCGTCCCGCGCCGGCATGACCTGTCGGACGGCTTTGCCCTGGTGGGCTTCCGGTCCGTGCCGAACGCACTGCCTCCCCTGGCGGCGAATCGTGCCTTCTCGGTGCGCGTGAAAAAAGATGACGCATGGCAGGAACCCTTCGCCGTCACCACGGATGGTGAAGTGCTTGTGCATGGAAATCAGATAGGCGGGTGATGATGTATGGCAACACCTGAAAAACTTGGCAGCACTTTTGTCGGCTATGTTAATTCCGGACAATCAACAGGTAATTCCTTTTATTATAACACAGCACTGTATCCCGATTATACTGCGTTTGCCTTTGTTTGTATAAAAACAGATGGCAATATTTCTGCTACTATTTCAATTTCTGCCACTGAAACAGTTGTTCTTAATCAAAAGGATCAAATCGTTAATGTTCCAGATAACTATCTTGGTACTGTACAAATGGTTGGCCCTAACCCGCCTACCGGTGGATATCGGGAACTGCATTTTGATTTGTATGGTGTTAAGAAGGAAGCCGTAATTCCAACACCTTGCACTGCCCCATCTACGGTTACTCTTGATGCAACACTTGTCAATACCAGCACCACCCTCCGGTGGTCAGGTGCCAGCGGTGGAACGAATAATGCCATCACCGGTTATAATATCCAGTATTGCGAAGAGACCTCTGCCGGTTCAGGTTCCTTTGGATCATGGCAGAGTTATGCGTCTGTAGGCGTTGTTTCGGCATGCACTGTCAATGCGGCTGCCACGAGCGGTGTTGCCCGGCAGTTCAGAGTCAGGACAATGGGTGCCGCAGGAGAAAGCTATTATTCCGGGTATACAAGCTGCGCAAGCTCGCTGGTGAAAAACACTCCTCCGACTGCGCCGACCGATTTGACTGTCTCCCCCACCCTGTTTGAGTCTGGGAATGTTATGCT